AACCCTGGCCTCCATGTTAACGACATGCTCGATGAATTCAGCGATACCCCGCGCGGGACGCTGAGCTCCTTAATGTCCCACATGTTAGGCGCTGGGCATTTAATACGCCACCAAAAAGGATTTTACAGTCTCCCCGAATTAGTGGCGAGCCCGAGATCCGTAGCCTATGACATCAAAAAGCTCAAAAAATCGCCCAACCTTTTCAGGAATGTAAAAACCCGTAGGGCAAGGGCTCAGGGAGTACTCCCCGAAATGCCCCAAAATGCCCCTGAGCCGAGTAACCTGTTACAACCTGTTACAACTAACGAACAAATCGCCCAAAAAACGCTCGACGAATACAGGCGAAACACGGCAATAATGAGCGCCGTCGACGTGTTGAAAAGTTACGGCGTAAAAGTTACGCTCGAGTTTTAAAATGGGCTATTATTGCCTCGACACTCAGTTATGAAAATCTTAAATACAGACCGCCGCCGCATTGCCAAAGCCTAAATCGGGCGCTGGGTGTCCTTTGCGTGCGGTGGTCGTATTTTTAAAATGAGAACTTACTTTATTTTTTATCGTAGCTTTTACGAGGCTATTAACGACCTCCCCGAAGCTCAGCAACTCGAGCTCTATAAAGCAATTTTTGAGCTTAGTTTGAATGATTCCGAACCCGAATTAACGGGAATTTCCAAAAGCATTTTTACACTTATTAGGCCCCAAATCGTCGCTAATAATCAGCGTTTTAAAAACGGCTCAAAAGCAAAAGCGAAGCGAAACGGAAGCGAAATCGAAGCGAAAAAAAAGCAAATCGAAAGCGAAACCGAAGCTAATAAGAATAAGAATAAGAATAAGAATGAAAATAAGAATGAGAAGGAAAATAAGAATTTTACCCCGCCAACCCTTGAGGAGGTAAAAAGTTGGTTTATCGAAAACGGTTCCACCGCTGAGGCTGGCGCCAAGGCTTGGCAATATTACACCGATGGCGAGTGGATAGATTCCAAAGGTACACCCGTTAAAAATTGGCGCCAAAAAATGAGGGGCGGCCGTTGGCTCGAGGATAAACCAAAAGCCAATAAACCCGAAGAGGTTTACCGCCAGCTCGATCGTGAATTAGTTCCTGGCTCCGATATTCTTTACAAATACAATCCCCACGGCTAACCCGAAAACGACCCATGTTAACACCCCCAAACGATACCGAACTCGAAAAAATAGCCCTAGGAGCTATTCTCCTCGATTTTAACGCGCTTAAACGTGTTGAGGGTATATTGACCCCCGAAAAGTTTTTTGACCCGCGTAATGGGCTTATTTTCGATTCTATCCTAAAATTGAAAAGTGAGAATTTACCCATCGATATTTTAACCGTTACCCAAACGCTCAGGAAATCGAAACAATTAAGCGCGGCGGGGGGGCCTATTTACCTATCAGAATTAACGACCCGCGTAAGCTCCACCGCAAACCTCGAGACGTGGGCGCTCCAAATGGTCGAAATGTACCTAAAAAGGGAACTCGCTAAAATGGCGGCGCGGTTAGCTGAAGAGGCCCTTTCCCCCGAAAACGACCCGTTCGACCTTTATAACTCCTATTCCATCCAACTAACCGACCTCATTAAATCAAACCTCAAAGGCGAAACCTCGCATATTTCCCAAATAACCCCCGAAACGACGCAAAGTATTGAGGAGCGCGAGCGCCACGGCCTCAGCGGAATACCGACGGGAATATCAAACGTGGATCACATCCTCGGAGGCCACCAAAAAGGCGACCTCGTTTACATAGCCGCCCGCCCTGGCATGGGTAAAACCGCCCTCGCGTTAAGTGTGGCGCTCAATATGGCGCAAAGCGGTTACCCCGTGGCGTTCTTTTCACTCGAAATGTCACGGGCTCAGCTCGTTTTTAGGCTCGCCTCCATCCTTTCGGGAATGAATGCCGAGAAACTTTCGAAATACACCTTAACACCTGAGGAAAAGCGCACCTATTACCAAACCGTCGACCGTTTAAACGCCCTCCCGATATACATCGACGACCGCCCAGGCCTTTCGATACTCGATTTAAAAACGCGGGTTAGAACTTTGGCCGAACGTTCCAACGTCAAAGCGGCGTTTATTGATTACGTCCAACTCCTTAGCGCGGGGAATAAAAAGAATTTCGGCTCACGTGAGCAGGAAATTAGCACAATATCGAGAGGTTTAAAGTTGATCGCAAAAGAAAACGGAATTCCCGTAATCGCATTAAGCCAACTCAGCCGAGCAGTTGAAGCCCGCCAAGATAAACGGCCGCTCCTTTCCGATTTGCGAGATTCGGGGAGCCTTGAACAGGATGCCGACGTTGTGGCGTTCCTTTACCGCGCTGGGTATTATGATACCAACGCCCCAATTAACGGGGCCGAGTTCATAATCGCCAAACATCGCAACGGACGTACGGGAATGCTGGGCGTTAATTTCACCCCCGAAACCATGCACTACACAAGCCAACTCAATACACCCAATAACGATATTTTTGAACTATGAGAATCTTTAAAAACTCCGATGGATCGTTTGACGTCCTCAAGGAAAATCAACTTTTCCACGTGAAAGCGGGCCGCGCTAAATACGTCGGCCAAATCGGCCCAGCGTGGAAAGCGTGGGGCGCTGAGGTTAAAAGAATTCCGAAAACCGTTTTAAAAGCGATCCAATGAGCCAACAAGTAATTGAGGGCGATAACCTCGCCACGCTGAAAACGTACCCCGATAATTATTTCGACGCCGTTGTTACCGACCCTCCCTATGGTTTATCATTCATGGGTAAAAAATGGGATTACGACGTCCCACGGGTGGAACTTTGGGCCGAGGTTTTTCGGGTTCTTAAACCTGGCGGACATTTGCTCGCATTTGCGGGGACTCGCACCCAGCATCGAATGGCGGTAAATATCGAGGACGCGGGCTTTGAAATTCGCGATTTAATCGCATGGGTTTACGGCTCAGGATTTCCAAAAAGTTTGGATATTTACAAAGCAATCGACAAATCGGCGGGGGCTGAGCGGGAAATAAAAGGAAAGCGTTTTGTGCCTGACCAACGCGGGGGAAAAATAAACAGTCAAGCAACCGCCGAAAATGGGATTCGGCAATATGAGATTAATATAACCGCCCCCGCAACCGACGCCGCCAAGGAATGGGATGGCTGGGGAACGGCTTTAAAACCCGCGCTCGAGCCGATAACGGTCGCCCGTAAACCAATCGAGCAAACCGTCGCGGCCAACGTTTTAAAATACGGAACTGGCGGGCTTAATATCGACGGGGCGAGGGTTGGAACCGAAAAGGTCGCCAAATTTATCAGCGCACCAAATGAAGCAAAAGGCCAAGGATTATTTAAAGGAACGATATTAAACACTATTAAGGGTTGTGAAATTGGGGAAATTGAAGGCCGCTGGCCCGCTAACTTAATCCACGACGGGAGCGAAGAGGTTTTAAAATTATTTCCAAATGAAAACGAGGAAAGCGCCGCGCGTTTTTTCTACTGCCCAAAAGCATCCAAAAGCGAAAGGGATAACGGGTTAAAAGGATTTAATGACGTGCAAAAATGGAAAAATGGGAGGGGTGGAACGGGAATAAAGGATAGAGAGAATATTACAGCGAGAAATTTTCACCCCACCGTTAAACCTGTCGATTTAATGCGGTATCTCGTTAAGTTAGTAACTCCCAAAGGTGGGACCGTTTTAGATCCTTTTAACGGCTCAGGAACGACGGGCGTCGCATGTAAACTTGAGGGATTTAATTACGTGGGCCTCGAATTCGATCCCGAATATTGTAAAATAAGCCGCGCAAGGATTCAAAATTACCAATGGAACCCAGCGCCCGAGCCTGAGCCAACGGCCCCGAACCAATTAAATTTGTTCGAATGAAACGTTGTAAAATTTGCAAGGCGCCCTTTACGCCAATTTACTCGAGCTTGCAAGCAACTTGCACGAAGCCCCAATGTTTAATTGAATGGGGCCGCGTTTCTGAGCGAAAAAAAGCCAAACGGGAAATTAAGCAAATGCGGGAAAATATTAAAAGCGTTTCCCAATATCGCCGCGAGCTTCAAAAGGTTTTTAACGAGTTCATCAGGCTCAGGGATAAAAACGAGCCGTGTATTTCATGCGGCCGAACCCTCCCCGCCAAATATGACGCTGGGCACTTTTATAGCGTGGGGGCTTATCCAAATCTGCGATTTAACGAGGATAACGTTCACGGCCAATGCGTCGAATGTAACCAGCATCGACACGGGAACCTATTAGAATATTCCCCAAGATTAACCGAAAGAATCGGATTCGAGCGGGCGAGTAAATTAATGGTTATTCGAAACGAGCCTTTACGCCTGAGCCTCGAGGAAATCAAAGCGAAAACCGAATATTATAAAAACTTAGTTAAGGAATGGAAAACGAGGAGCGAATAAAGGAATTAAAAAACGAGCTGTTTATCCTCATGGCGAGGCGTTCACTCCGCCCATGCGTAATCGAAAACGCCCGCCAATGGTCAATAATGGCGGAGCTTTATAAACTAACGGGTGAGGACCGTTGGAAATTGAATAGTTAACCCTTAAAATTTAAATAAATGAGTAATTTTCAACCAAAGGAGGGCCAAGGTTCGCTCTTCAAAAACGACAAAAAACAAAATGAGAAAAGCCCCGATTATGGCGGGTCCGTTATCGTTAACGGCCGCGAAATGCGCCTCAGCGCGTGGGTAAAAGAGGGGAAAAGTGGGAAATTCCTAAGCCTCCAAATCAGCGAAAAGAAACCAACCGAAACCCCAGCCAATGGAAGCCAATCCAACGACCTCCCTTTCTGAGTTGATAGACCAACTCACGGCCTTAATTTCCAACTATGACGGCCGAAATACCCAGCTTTCGGACGGTTTACGCGGGTACATTCAAGGCCTACGGGAAGCGCGCCACCTAGCGCAAAATTTACAGGACCGCGAATTATGAAAAAAGCCCTGTTAGATGCAACGTTTAAACTCACGGCGGAAATTAACGCGCTGAGGGCTGAGCGAATTGAGCTCCTTAAATGCGAATTCGATTACACGACTCGAGCCTACGCCCATAATTATAAACGCCTGAGGGTAATAAACAAACGTTTGTACGAACTAACGGGGAATGAAATTTATAATAAGCCTTAAATTTCAAAATGGGGGCGGTCGGGGAATCTTTTCCAATCGCCCCCCCATTTTATCAGGCCGTTAAAATTGGCCTTTATAATCGCCGCAAATTTGGCGAATAAATCAGCGTCCCAATCGAGAACCCCTTCCGAGTTTTTAAAGGCAATATCGAAAGCTTGAGCGGGTTTAACGTTGTGTTTTCCCCCTTTCCTGATATTGGTAACTATCTTTCCTGGCGCCGTTCGACCCTTTGCGTAAAGCTCGGCTTGCTCCTCGTTACTTCTAAACGTACACGTTAAAAAAGGTTGGGGGTCGTTTGGGTATAACGCCCGAAATTCATGAGCCGCCAGCGTGTAAGCCCTTTGGAGTCTATAATCGCAATCGGTTAATTTTCGGCTTGCCATTTTCTTAATGTTTCATCCTTCATTCTTGAGCCCCTTGAGCTTCCGACATAATAGGCAAAAATCGAGGTTCCAATCGATAGCACACTCCCAAACGTCATATCCGCGAGTCGTTGGTTTTCGTGTGGGATTACGATAAATATTAGCGATAAAACGACGCCGATTAATAGGCTCAGCCCAATAATAACGACGGCGGCGAATAACCAATCCCGTTTACCCGTTGCACTCAGGAAAGCCGCCTCACGTTCACGGGCGCTTTTACGATCGTCAACCTCAGCGCGGTAAAATTCGAGCTCAGTCGTTAAATCGAGGCGCGTCATTTCGAGGTCAAAGTTTAAACGCATTTTTTCGAACTCTAACGCCAGCGCGTTATGCTCCTCGCTTTTATGCTTTTGGCCGTTAAGCCAAGCGCCCACAGTTTCGAGGGCTTGAACGCCCGTAATATCGCCCGCAATTTCGAGGATATCGCCCGCGACGGGTTTCACTTTATCCCGAATAAATGAGCCGAATTTTGAGCCCTTAATCCGTTCGCCGACGGGTTTCTTATTTGGGTTCTTTTTGCTCACTTTTTAGGCATGAAAAAAGAAAGTATTCCCGTAA